CGACGATGTAAACACCGCATTAGCGGCGATGGGCTTACAGCCGGTGCAGAGCCCAGAATGATCAAAGAAGCCCACCACATTGTCCGGTGGTTCCTGCGCTGGCGGGGCTATGGCGGCATTACGCTGCCGCCGCTAGGCATTTACATCCTGCGTGAGCGGATGCGTGAGGATAAGCTGGTGCGTCATGAACAGGCGCACTGGGCGCAGTATGTCCGCATGGGCGCGGTAAAGTTTTACGCTAAGTATCTCTGGCTTCTTATGCGCCACGGGTATGAGAAGCATCCGATGGAGATTGAGGCGCGTGGGCATGAATGACGTATTATTGCTTGTGTTGAGTGGGCTTGTAGCTACAATATTTTTATTCGTACTGAAGATAGGCACCTAGAAATGGCAAAAACGCCAGCTTGGCAGCGTAAAGAGGGTAAGTCGGAAAAAGGCGGGCTAAACGCCAAAGGCCGCGCCTCTTACAACAAAGCCAATCCCGGCAAGCCGGGTCTTAAAGCGCCGCAGCCCGAAGGGGGTCCGCGTAGAGATTCATTTTGTGCGAGAATGACCGGTATGAAGAAAAAGCTCACTTCATCCAAGACTGCAAACGATCCAAATAGCCGGATCAATAAAAGTCTTAGGGCGTGGAACTGCTGAAATGCCTAGCACCAGCAAGAAGCAGCATAACTTCATGGCAGCAGTGGCTAACAACCCTGCATTTGCTAAGAAGGCGGGGGTCTCACAAGCTGTGGGGCAAGAGTTCGTCAAGGCCGACAAAGGCCGCAAATTTGCAGAAGGTGGTGAAATGAAAGAGTCCAAAGCAATGGAAAAGCGTCACGTTGCAGCCATGAAGAAGGCTGGCGTTCCCAAGAAGATCGTGAAAGAAGAAATGGCTGAAGCTGCCGCTATGAAGAAGGGTGGCTTCGTGCGTTCCGCTGATGGGGTTGCCAAGAAAGGCAAAACTAAAGGCACCATGATTGCCATGAAACGTGGCGGGAAGTGCTGAAATGGCTGACACCAAAAAACCGGTAGCGGCGGATACGACCGCAACGTCGCAACAGCCGATGACCCCGGCTGAAATCCAGATGATGCAGGACGCTAAGGACAAGAAGGAAGCGCAACGGCGCGACCAGATGCGTCCTAATCTTGGTGAGAAGAAGTACAAGAAAGGCGGCTATGTTCGCGCTGCCGATGGTATTGCCAAGCGGGGCAAAACTCGTGGGCGGATGCTGTGAGAGCGTCACGAGGCATGGGGGATATTAACCCCTCAAAAATGCCCAAGGGGGCTAAGCGCCCCCGACGAGATGACACCGACTTCACGCAATACGCCGCTGGCGGAAAGGTGGGTCTGTATGAAAATATCAATCGCAAGCGTAAAAGAATTGCTGCGGGATCTGGCGAGCAAATGCGCAAGCCGGGGCAAAAAGGTGCTCCAACGGCTCAAGCTTTTGTTCAGTCGGCAAAAACCGCCAGAAGGTAGCAAATGACTACAACCGGTACAGCAGCATTTAATCTGGACGTAAACGACCTCATTGAAGAGGCGTTTGAGCGTTGCGGCAGTGAGTTGCGTACTGGTTACGATATGCGTACCGCACGTCGGTCATTGAACCTTTTGACGATTGAGTGGGCAAACCGGGGGATCAACCTGTGGACTATCGAGGAAGGCTCTATTCCTTTGGTGCAGGGTACGATTGCCTATAACCTTCCGGTCGATACGATTGACTTGTTGGATCAAGTAGTCCGTACTGGGACTGGTCAAGGGCAGCAGGATATCAACATCAATCGTATTTCAGAGTCCACATACTCCACGATCCCTAATAAGAACTCGCAGGGTCGGCCCATTCAGGTGTGGATCAATCGTCGTTCAGGTGCCGTTGAGCCGGTTAGTGGAGTTGCCTACCCGCAAATCAATGTGTGGCCTGCGCCCGATCAGTCTAATTTGTACACGTTCGTGTACTGGCGCATGCGTAGGATTCAGGATGCTGGGTCTGGGGTCACGACTCCGGATATCCCCTTCCGGTTCCTTGAGTGCATGGTCGCTGGACTGGCGTATAAGCTGTCGCTTAAGCTGCCCAATATGGACATGAACCGGGTCATTGGTCTTAAGACGGATTACGAGCAGCAGTTCCAGTTTGCCGCTGAAGAAGACCGCGAGAAGGCCAGCATTCGTTTTGTGCCCCGCATCATCAACTATAGGTGACGCATGGCTGGGCCTAAGTACGCATCTGGCAAACACTCAATTGCGGAGTGTGACCGCTGCGGTCAGCGGTACAAGCTCAAGGAGCTACGCAAGTTAGTCATCAAGACTAAGCAGGTTAGTATCAAAGTTTGCCCAGAGTGCTGGGACCCGGATCATCCGCAATTGCAGTTGGGTATGTACCCGGTGTATGACCCGCAGGCTGTACGAGAGCCGAGACCGGATACTAGCTACTACCAGTCAGGGCTAAATGCCCTTCAGGTACCTGATGGTGGTAGCCGGGTGATCCAGTGGGGCTGGAACCCTGTTGGTGGGGCTAGCGGGTTTGATACAGCTTTGACCCCTAATTACTTGGTTTTACAGGCCCAAGTTGGTACAGTTACAGTTGAGACAGGAGCATAAAATGGCTGAATACAAGCAACCACAGTCGGTCCCGGTGCCAACCGTTACCAGCCGTCTGACCGCTAATGAAGTAAACATGTCCGTGGGCAGTATCTCGCGGCATGCTGATGGGGCTACTAAAACTTCTGGCGTAAAGATCCGTGGTACTGGCGCGGCAACTAAAGGCACGATGGCTCGCGGCCCGATGGCGTAATCATGAATTACTCTGAACTTGTCGCGTCGATCCAAGCGTATACGGAAAACATCTTTCCGGATGTTACGCTTTCCGATGGCTCAACTGAAACTACGGCTGAGCAGGTTAATCGGTTCATTCAGCAGGCCGAGCAGCGGATCTACAATACAGTTCAGTTCCCGTCACTGCGTAAAAATGTGACTGGTAACGTGTCAACCTCGACGCCGTATCTTAGTGCCCCGGATGACTACCTAGCAACGTACTCCTTGGCGGTGATTGACGGTAGTGGGAATTACGAGTACCTGCTGAACAAGGACGTGAACTTCATCCGGGCTGCTTATCCAAACGCTTCTGATGTCGGACTGCCTAGATACTACGCACTGTTTGGTCCGCAGACAAACAACATGACAGAGTTGTCCTTCATGTTGGGGCCAAAGCCTGATAGCGCGTATACCGTAGAGCTTCATTATTTTTATTACCCAGAGTCGATCACAACAGCTGGTACTACTTGGCTAGGGGACAACTTTGATTCTGCCCTGCTCTATGGGTCACTTGTTGAGGCGTACACCTTTATGAAGGGCGAAGCTGATATGCTGGCTTTGTATAACGGGAAGTACAAAGAGGCATTGGATATGGCTAAACGCCTTGGTGATGGGATGGAGCGTCAGGACGCTTACCGTGCTGGGCAGTACCGGCAAAAGGTGGTCTAAATGGCGATTTTGCAAACCGCGACAACAAGCTTCAAAGTGGAGCTTATGCAGGGGGTCCATAATTTTGGCCCTACGTCGCCAGATACGTTTAAGATTGCGTTATATACCGGTAGTGCTACGCTAGATGCCTCTACTACGGCATATTCAACAACTAATGAAGTGGTGGGTGCGGGGTATGTTGCAGGTGGCGAAACGCTAACTATTAGTGTATCCCCCACTTCAGGAGTGAATTCAGGTAACATACCCGTTGCGTATATCTCTTTCGCGAATGCTACATGGGTCGGGGCGTCGTTTACGGCTCGCGGCGCATTGATCTATAACAGCAGTAAGGACAATAGATCAGTAGCAGTACTTGACTTTGGTTCTGATAAGTTGTCGTCTACTGATTTCGTAATCATCATGCCAGCGGCAGACGCGAACAACGCGCTAGTCCGCATCGCTTAATAGGAGCTTGTCATGGCAAATGCAATTTACCCGAAGTATAAAGAAGGCATTCTTCAGAGCGCCGCTAACACCAACATGGCTTCTGGCACGGTGAAAGTCGCGCTGGTTGATACTGGCACATACACTTACTCTGCTACTCACCAGTTTTATTCGTCGGTGACTGGTGTAGTCGGAACCCCGCAAACCATCGGTACGAAGACGTTCACAAACGGTTTGTTCGATGGGAGTGATGTGACCTTCACAGCAGTGACGGGAAACTCGGTCGAGGCTTTGATCATCTACGTTGATACCGGCACTGCGGCTACTAGCCCGGTGGTTGCTTATATCGACACCTCAGTGACTGGCCTGCCAGTCACTCCCAACGGCGGGGACATTTCAATTACTTGGAACGCAAGCGGCATCTTCCAACTGTAAGTCGTAGTGTCTCTAAGGGCAGGCCGTACCCCGGCCTGTCTTAATCCTATGTAGAACGGTATTAGCATGGCGACAGGGACATGGGGTTACGGTGGTTGGAGTTCAGACTCGTGGGGAGGCACCGTCACCCTTGAGCCAAGTCTGCTCGTCAATAGCCAGACTTTTTATGCCCCAACAGCCACTAAGGGCCCCGTTTATATAGCCCCTGCGCTGTTCACTAACAGCCAGACGTTCTATTCGGCTACAGTTAATCGCGGTACGGTCACACTAACCACGTCGCTATTAACTAATAGCCAGACGTTTTACACCGCTAGTGTAGCTGCTACTAAGACTCTAGCCCCGTCGCTATTAACTAATAGCCAGACGTTTTACACCGCTAGTGTAGCTGCTACTAACGCACTAGCGCCCGCGTTATTTACTAATAGTCAGACATTCTACGCTGCGTCTGTCAGTCGTGGGGCGGTGACTGTAGCTCCGTCGCTGTTCACGAATAGTCAGGTTATTCTGACTCCTACGGTTACGGCTCTTAAGACGTTATCCCCGTCGCTATTAACTAATAGTCAGACTTTTTACTCTGCGGCTATAGCGGCTACTAATACGCTTATTCCCGCGTTATTTACTAATAGTCAGACATTCTACGCTGCGTCTGTCAGTCGTGGGGCGGTTACTTTGGTTCCAAGTCTGGTTAATAATAGCCAGATATTTTATTCTCCAGCCGCTATTAAAGGTGCGGTCACTTTAGCCCCCAGTCTGGCGACTAATTCGCAGACATTCTATTCGGCAACTGTAAACAGTCTTTATGGGATTGCCGCCCCGCTTACTACAAACACCAGCGCATTTTATGCGCCCAGCGTTGTCTACACCGAATATAGATACGCAAGACCAGATGCCGACGTATCTACTGGGGATTGGACTCCAAGCACGGGTACAGAGCTATACCCTATGATTGACGAGGCGACGCCCGTTGATACGGATTACATTCAGACAACGGCGGCTACAACTTGCGAAGTTGCGCTTAACCCGGTCGTAGACCCACAGTCTTCGGTTGGGCACACGATTCGGTACCGTGCACAAAGTTCGGTTGGCTCGACCTTGATCGTGCGGTTAAAGCAAGGTAGTACCACTATTGCCACAGACACGCGGGTTGCTGTCAGCGGGTCATGGACTACGTACAACTACACCCTTAGTGCAGGGGAAGCAAATTCGATCACCGATTATGGGGATTTACGTATAGAGCTTGAAGCAGCCTGATGATAAACTTGAGGATGATACCGGGAATGTTATGACCATTATCTACCGTGAAACCAAGGGGTCTGCGTTATCGTACTCAGAACTCGACGGCAATTTTCAAGACACGATCATCGCTGTGCGGGTGTTCCGAGATGGTCTTAACGCTAACGACACGCTTGCCGAGGACGTTTTTGGTTTGTGCATGGATCTGCACTACCAAGCTGACCACGCCACCACCCCCAATAAATCGCCGCCGTTCGTCTGATCATGCCCAATATAGGCCAACAGGTTATCGTCACGTTAAGTACGGGCGAGGAAGTCTGGGCTTGTTGGTCTGGGCTGGATTGGTACGTCGAGCTTGATGAT